CGTTGGACCGGGCGATCCGGACCGAGCACGCCGCGTCCATCTACGACGCTGACGACGCGGAGGTGTTTGTCGTATGAAGCCGCTCACGCTGAACTGGCGCGACATCTACGGCAACGTGAGCCAGACGAGCGGCCCCGTGTCGTCGGGCCTCGCGTCGGGCCATTACGACAACGGCGGCACGTCTACCGAGCCCTCCGCCTGGCTGGTCAATCTCGGCTACGGCGCGAAGACGGCGGCCGGCGTGGCGATCGATGAGTGTATCGCCGAGGGTATCCCGGCGGTCTACGCCTGCGTCCATGTGATCTCGGAGACAGTCGGCCAACTGCCATTGAAGCTGTACGCGCGGACCGAGAAGGGCCGGCGTGTCGCCGACGACCACCCGCTGTACCTGCTCCTGCACGACCTGCCGAATCCGGAGATGACCGCGATCCAGTTCCGCGAGGTGGTGACGCGGCATCTGGCCATGTGGGGCCGGGCGTACGCCTTCATTCAGCGGGACGCGAGCGGGGAGGTGACGGCGCTCTGGCCGATCCATCCGACGCGGGTCAAGGTCGATCGGGACGGGCTGAACCGGAAGCGGTTCATCGTCACGGGCAGTGACGGGATCCCGGTGCCCTATCTGTTCACGCCGGATCGGCCGCCGATCATGCATCTCCACATCAACTCCCACGACGGCCTAGACGGGCGTTCGCCGATCTGGATCAACCGGGAGTCGTTGGGAATCACGAAGGGCGCGGAGGACTACGTCGGGGCGTGGTTCGGCAACGGGGCGATCCCTGGGCTGATCATGACGCATCCAGGACGCCTCTCACCGAAGGCGAAAGAGAACATCCGCGAGTCGTGGTGGAAGCGGTTTGGTGGTGCGCGCAAGGCTAACGGCGTCGCCATTATGGAGGAGGGGATCGACGTCAAGGTCGTCGGCGTGGACCCAGAGAAGTCGCAGCTCGAAGAACTGCGGAACCTCCAGATTGAGCAAGTCGCCAGCATCTGGCGCGTGCCCACGCACATGATTCAGCACACGTCCAAGACGACGTCGTGGGGGTCCGGCATCGAACAAATGATGATCGGTTTCATCAATTCGACGCTGATGCCGTATCTGGAACAGTGGCAGCAGGCCATCACGCGGGATCTCCTGAGCCGGAAGACGTACCGCACGCACTACGCCAAGTTCGTGACGGCGGCGCTCGAGCGCGGCGACCTCAAGGCCACGATGGACGCCTTCGCGGTGGCGCGGCAGAACACGATCTACAACGCCGACGAGATCCGGGCGAAGCTCGAAGAAAACGACATCGCGGACGGCATCGGCGAGCACTACCTGATCCCGTCTGGTTCGCAGGTGCTGTTGGGGGATGGCGTGCCGGTCGGGACGGAACCCGCGTCGGAACCGGAGCCAAAGCCCACGATGCCGCCTGCTAAGGGAGTGATGTAGATGGCGAGTCGTGAAACGCGCGTGATGCTCGCGCCTGTGGAGTTCCGGGACGTGGACGGGAGCGCCGGCAAGATCGTGGGGCACGGCTCCGTGTTCAACACCGAGACGGTGATCGCGGGCCGGTTCCGCGAGATGGTCGCGCCTGGTGCGTTCTCTCGCGCGGTGCAGGAAGACGACATCCGCGTCCTGTTCAACCACGACGCAAACCATGTGCTCGGGCGCCAGTCAGCCGGCACGGCGGTCGTGGCGGAGGACGGAGACGGGCTGCGGTACGAAGCCGACGTCAACCCGGACGATCCTGACGCGCTGTCGATCGCCGCGAAGATCAAGCGCCGCGACGTGACCGGCTCCAGCTTCTCGTTCTCGATCGAGTCCGACGATGACGAGGAATGGGTGCCGCCGGCCCAGCGTGGCGGGATGCCGCTCCGGATCATCAAGCGGGCGAAGGTGTACGACGTCGGCCCGGTGACGTTCCCGGCCTATGTGCAGGCCGAGGCGAGCGCGCGGTCGCTGGCGAAGGCGACGGAGATTACCGAGGCTGAGCGGCGTGCCGTGGAAGCTGCCGAAGCCGCGAAGCCCGCCGACGTGAAAGAGCGTGAGGCGCTGCGCGCGGCGCTGGAGACCGCGAAGGCATGGCGCACGTAGCCGTCCGCGACGGGCAACTGAAGGCGCTCCAGCCGTATCGCTGCGGCGGCTGTGGCCGGATGCTGATGAAGATCGAGGCCGATGCGCTCAAGGCGCGCAAGGCGATCGAGATGAAGTGCAACAAGTGCGACTACATGAACTATCTCATCGGCGAGACGACATGAGATAGCCCGCTTCGCGGCACAGGCCCGAGAGGCCGACCGCGTCCACAACTTCCGGAGAGGCCCATTCACCGCGCAAGAGGCCCGAAGCGCGATGAATGGGCCTTTTCCTTTTTAGGAACTGGCCCACGCGAGGGCCAGATGAACAAGGTACTGAAGGAGCGTCGGGACGAGACGCTGGCGAAGGCTGAAGCGATCGTCAAGTTCACCGAGGACGAAAAGCGCGGGATGACCGCGGCGGAGAAGGCCGACTTCGACGCCCACATGAAGGAAGTCGCGCGGCTCGAGGACGAGATCGAAGCCGACGAGCGGGCCGCCTCGGCCCGTGAAGCCCTGACCGCGGCGAAGCAGTACGACGTGCCGGCGGTCGTGCGGTCGAACGCCAAGGGCAACGACAAGCCCGAGATCGAGGTCATCGAGGCGGAACATCAGAAGTACAAGACGGGCGATGCGCTGGGCGCCATCGTGTCGGCCCGCATGCGGTTCGGCCCATGGGAGCACCAGCGGGCGATCGAGTGGTCGCGGAAGACCTACGGCGAGAACGCGCCGCAGACCCGCGCCCTTCAGCAGACCTCGTTCTCCTCGGGCGGTGCGTTCATCCCCGAGAACTTCGTCGGCCGCGAGTTCATCGAGCGCCTGACCGCCAAGGCCCGCGTCCGCGGCGCCGGAGCGCGCAGCCTCCCGCTCGTCAACGGCTCGGCGACCATCCCCAAGCTCGTGACGGGGGCGACCGGCTACTGGCAGGCGAACGAAGGCGACAACTCGACCAAGTCCGAGCCGACGATGGGCCAGGTCAAGCTGGCCGAGAAGAAGTACACCGTGCTGGTGCCGATCAGCAACGATCTGCGCCGCAACTCATCGCTCGAGGTGGAGCGCATCGTGTCGGATGACATGGTGACCGTCGCCGCCAACGACGAGGACAGCGCGTTCCTCAAGGGCACGGGCCTCGCCGGCCAGCCGAAGGGCATCTACTACTGGGTCGGGTCGTCGGGCCGCGGCAACTCCGCCGGCACCACGCTGGCGCAGGTCCGGCAGGACATCCGCACCGCGAAGAACGCCCTCGACACGAACAACGTGCCGAACCAGCGTCGCGCGTGGTTCATGCACTCCCGCTCCATGAACTACATGGGTTGGGATCTCGTGGACGGCAACAGCAACTTCGCGTTCCCGTCCCTCCAGAACAGCAACGGCGCCATGCTCGGCGGCGACCCGGTCCACCAGGATCAGAACATCTCGATCACGCTGACCAGCACCTACAGCGAGATCTACTACGTCGAGATGTCCGAGTGCTTCATCGGCGATTCGACCGCGATGGAACTCGAGCTGATCGAGAACGCGACCTACGACGTGAGCGGCACGCTCCGCTCGGGCGTCAGCCGCGACGAGTCGGTGATCCGCCTGATTCGCAAGGTGGACTTCGCGATGCGGCACACCGCGTCGGCCTACGTGGTCGAGCAGGTCAACTACGGCGCGTAAGCGTCGGGGCAGTGAGATGGCGGGGCTTCGGCCCCGCTGGATCTAACGCGTTTTCAACAGTGAGAGGTCAGTCATGAGCCTGTCGGAACAGTACAACATCGGCGCTCGGATCACCGCCAAGATGGCGAGCACGAGCCTGTCGATCTCGCAGACGTCGGCCTCGGCCGCGACCACGCAGGACGGTCTCACCATCGACCGTCAGGAGAGCGGCTTCGGCCACTTCTACTCGGCAAAGGCCATCGCGGCGTTCGCGTACCTGGCGGCGTCGTCCAACCGCACCGCGACGCTCGGTATCAACTTCCAGCACTCCTCGGACGGGACGAGCTGGGACAGCTACTCGACGGCCACCGTCCCGACCGCCGTCACCTTCGGCACGACCACGGGCGGCTCGACCGACTTCGACACGGTCGAGCAGTCGGTGGATCTCCGCGGCGCGCGGCGCTACGTCCGTGTCCAGATCCCGGCCCCGACCTACTCGGACTGCTCGAGCGGTCAGGGCGTGTTCTCGGGCGGCGCGGTGATCGTGTTCGGCGGCGGCGACCAGCTCAAGGCGCGGTAAATCGAGTGTGCGGGTCGGGGTCGCTGTGACCCCGGCCCTGCGCTCGGAGAGGTGTGCATGCGAGTCAAGTACTTGGCGAACGTCGCCGAGCGGAAGGCGGGCGACATCGACAACGTGCCGGCCGAACGCGGAGAGAAGTTGATCCGCACCGGCTATGCCGTGGCCGTCAGTGACGAGCCGAAGAAAGCGAAGGCCGCCTGATGGCCCAAGGGGCACTCGTCGCGCTCACCACGGCCCCGACCGTGATCGCTGGGTCCGGGACGCACGGCGTGATCGTCGTGAAGGTCCGGAACCGCGGATCGGCGTCGGTGTACCTCGGCGGATCCGACGTCACGACGGCGGGCTTCCCGCTCACCACGGCCGACAGCCCGCTGGAACTGCGGGTCATGGTCGGCGAAACGCTCTACGGCACTTCGACGGGATCGATCTCGATCGACGTGCTGCGGATGAACGAAACCACATAGGAGCTTGAATGGAGTCCCGAGAGGATCAGCAGCAGCCCCGAGAGGGTAAGAAGGTCGCGCTACTCGGCTTTGCGGAGAGTTGGAAAGAGGCGCCGTTCGATGACCCCACGGTGGAAATCTGGGGCCTGAACGAACTCTGGAAATACCTCCCGCGCTGGAATCGCTGGTTTGAGTTGCACGACGCCGAGACGCTGGGCGTGACCCGGCGCGACATGAGCGAAGGCGAGCAGAAGCGGCATCTCGAG